GCGGGTGCTGCCGGTTCTTCACCGTTCGGGGTTGCCTCGGGCTGAGCGGCTGCGCCTTCGCTGGGCTGGGCTTGTGCGGTCGACCCCGGCGTTTCCGTGGGGGTGCCTGCAAAGCCAGCGTCGAAGTCGTCGTCGCGCTCGTCGTGCTGGGTGTCCAGGTTGTCCTGGCCTTCTGCCACTGTCGTCTCTCCACTCATTTGATGCTCCGGTTACTACAAAGCCCGCACGAGGCGGGCCGCGAACATGCAGCCGGCGGTGTTAAGCCGTGGGCTGCCACGATTTGCCGTGCGACTCACTCGGAGTCGGGCGGCGAGATTGGGAGGTCTTTGTCCAGGGCCAGCATCGCCTTGCAGTGGGCGATCTGGCCGCGCAGGGCAGCGGTCTGCTCTGCGGTCAGGGATTCGTTGTCGTTGCGATCGCGCAGGCGCTGCAGGTCTTTCTGCAGGTGCTCCTTGAGGGCCTTCCAGGTGTCGCTCTGGCGCTGGGCCGGGGTCAGCCGGAACGTCAGCGTAGGCGTGACGATGTTCATTGCAGGCGCTCCAGCTTGTAGACCGTGCGGGTGTAGACGCAGACCAGGGCGTCGACCAGGCTGGCCACGCTCTGCGAGTCGCCGGCGATCTCGTCGCGGTTGCTCTCGATCCAGTCGCCCTCCTCGCGCAGGTAGGCGGCGATGTCACCGACTTCCGGCGTCATGATCTCGACGTCACCCAGGGGCGCGAGCTGGCCCTGGTAGCACTCCACGAGCTCGTCCAGGGCCTTGACCACGTCCTCGTAGAAGTCGCCCAGGTGCTTGTGCTGGGCATAGCTGGTCGTGGTCAGGTGCTGCAGGTGGGCGATGTTGCGGGCGGCGAAGACGCGGCCGACGAGTTCCTCGATCATGCTGGTCTCACTTCTGGAAGGACTGGCCAGCCGGCGCGCGGCCAGCGGGCTCGATGGGCGGCTTGGGCATGGACGATGCGCGGGCACCGGCCATGGCGAGGTCGCGCGTCGTGCGCAGCTTCATCACCGTCTCGGCCAGCTTGGTCTTGTTGTCCTCGACGCTGATGCCCTTGTTGATCTGCAGGGTCAGGTAGGCGATCTCGCGCTTGATGGCGAGCTCCTCGCGGCGGGTCATGGCGTTGGTGGCGTCGCGGCGCTCCAGGGACTGGGTGTAGGCCGTGTCGCGGTCGGTGTCCATCTTGGCGCGCTGCAGGGCAACTTGGCCGCGGGCCTGCTCGATCTTCTCGGCGCTGGCTGCCCGGATCTTGGCGACCTGCACGGCCGGCGCCTCGGGCTGCGGCTGGCTGCGCATGGTCTGCAGCTCTTCGTCGGTGTAGCGGGCACGGCGCGGGTCCATGCGCTTGGCCCGCAGGAACTCTTCGGCTACCTTGGCCGGGTTCATCTCGTAGGCCGGGTTCAGCGACAGGCCCAGCATGGCGGTCAGCGTCTGCTCCTGGATGGCCTTCTCGACCATGGCGATGGAGCCGCGGGCGTTGATCTTGAAGTCGCCCTTCTCGTCGGCCGGCACGTCGGGGTCCAGCAGCAGCCACTCGTAGAGGTCGTTCACCAGGGGCTCGGTGACGCAGTCGTCGACGTTGTAGCCCAGGTTGCGCAGCAGGCTGTTGGCGTTGGTGTTCTGCAGCTCTGCTTGGCCGAAGGTCTGCGGGTCCTGGGCGCCGGTCTGGCCCTGGCTGATCAGCGGGATGTTGCTGGCCTCCTCGGCCAGCTTGAAGCCGTACTGGATCACGCCCATGATCTGCTGCCCCAGGTTGGGGAACTCCACGGACATGAAGGCCTTGCGGACATCGTCGCCGCCGGCGCCCTCGACCTTGTACCAGAGCTTGTCCGGCGTGATGGTCCAGTTTCCGTCAGCCGGAACCACGGCGCCCTGGTCGACCACGATCTGCGCGCCGCTGCTGATGCCGGCGTTGTCCAGCAGGCGGCGGGTGCCTGCGTTGACAATGCTCTGCGCCAGGCTGACCTGCTCGGCCACGCCGATGCCGGCCCAGAAACCAGCGCGGCGGCTCCACGGCAGCACGCGGTAGGTGAAGCCACCGGTCTTCTCCATCGGGTTCAGCGTGGCCCGGATCACGGTGTCGTTGACCACGGTCACGATGGCGTAGACCGTCTGCATGTCCGCGGGCAGGTCCTCGCTGCCCACGGCGGGCTCGAGCGCCAGGAAGTCGTCGCGCTTGAGCGTGCCGTAGAAGTACCAGATCTCGTACTGGCTGTCGTTGACGGGCTTGTTGGGGTTCTGGTTCTCCAGCCGGCACTTGCCGGGGCCCTCGGCAATGACCTTGTCGATCTGGCCGGCGATGTACAGCGGCTGGCCGGTGTGCTGATCTCGCTCTTCCTTGAGGGCCTGCAGCGTGGCCTCGGCGATGCGGTCGCGCTCGCAGACGTAGTCGCCCTGGTGGATGTCCTCGCCGCAGGCTCCGTGCGGGAAGAAGTTCCAGGGGTCGATCCACTTCACGGCCGGCGCGACCTTCTCCTGGACCACCATGGTGGCCACGCCGTTCTGCACGCTGATGCTGGCGGCCTTCTGCAGCTCGGGCACCGGGCCCTTGAGCACGCCGACACCCAGACGGGCTGAATCGAAGATGACCCGGCGCATCTGCTTCGGGTACTGGCTTTCCAGCAACCAGTCGTAGATTCGGTTCTCGGCCTTCTCGGCTGCCTTCGCGGCCTTGTCGAACTCGGCCTTGATGATGTCGCCGACCGTCGTGGGCTTGGGTGGCTGCGGCGGCTGGCCCGGCATCTGTGGCGGCTGCTGCATCAGCGGCTGGCCATCGGGGCCTGCCACCGGCGTCTGGTCCTGGGTCTTGTTGATGAGATCCGGTACCGGCGTCGGGTCGAAGCTGAATGCCTTGTCGTCGATGGGCAGGACGATCTCGCTGATCTTTGCCGCGCCCATGTCGACGTAGCGCGCGGTCAGCCGCACGAAAGCCGTGCTCTTGCTGTCGCCGCGCTTCTGCTGGGCCCGGGTCAGCGGGCCCGTGATGCCCGTGGGCTTGCGCCAGTTCTGGCGGTCAGCGGCCGGGTTGGCGCTGTCAATGCACTGGTAGGCGTTCTCGCAGGCCGTCCAGACCTCCTCAATGCCTGATTCCTTGCGGTCCCGGATGGCCTCGTCGCGCAGGCGGCTGATGATGCCGCTCAGCGTGTCGAGCCGGCGCTGGCGGCGCTCGTGCTCGGACTCCGCGGCCTGGTCGAAGCCGTCGCCTGCCGTTTTCTCGGGCGCGCTCCGCCCCTGCAGCTCGTCCGGCAGGTCGGGATCGTAGGACTCGAAGGCCATGGGTTAGGCGGTAGCCACCAGGGAGACGGTCCAGACGGCACCTGTACCCGGCGTGCTCAGATTGGGGCGCACGATCAGCGGGTGCTCGTTGGTCTCGGCGCCGCCCGATGCCGTCAAGGTGGCTGCCGTACTGCCGCCGACCTTGGTCAGCGGATACCAGTTCGTGCCGTCGTTGCTGCCCTCAAGGGCCAGGGTGGCACCGCCCGGGGTGCCTGCGACGGCCTGCCAGTTGAAGGTCTTGAAGCCAGCCACGGGCACGCCGCGGCCGTCTGCATTGGCAGTGGTCAGGTTCCAGCTGGCGTGCAGGATGGCACCCTTCGGGGCGGGCAGCTCGTTGTTGGGTTTGACGGTGGGGACGGCAGTGGCCATGTCTGGCTCCTATGGGGTGTGTGGGGTCAGCCCAGCATTCCGGCTGCTGGGTCTCGGGTCTGGAAGGTAGGGACGCGCGCGGTCTGCGGCTTGGTGTGCACCTTGGCGTGGCGCAGCATCATCACGGCGTAGCGCGTGGCGCTCATGAGGTCATCGTTGACCTTGACGATCTTTCCGTCCTCGCGGTGGTAGAGCCGGAACTCCTCCCACCAGTCGTGCAGGTGGGCCGCGACCTTGAAGCGGCCGGTCTGCATGCGGTCCAGGATGTCCATGACGCCGGCCTCGACGCCGTTGCCGCCAGTGCCTTCCTTCTCGCCAGGCTGAGGCGGATGCGTGGCCTTGTCGGGCAGCATCTTCACGCCGTGCTTGCGGTACTGATCGGCCAGGGCCTCGCCGCTGCCCTTGTCGTGCTGCAGGCCGTCATGTGGCCAGGCCACGGGAATCCACTGCCCTTTCGCCTTGACGGCGGCGGCGTGCATCAGCACCGGGGCTTCCTTTACCCGGTAGGCGTCGTACACGTGCACGGTGTCGGTGTCGCGGTCCATGGCGATCCAGACGGCTGCCGTCGGGTGGTCCCAGCCGAAGTCCAGGCCGCAGATCCGGGGCCAGTGCGCCGGGATGGGGAAAGCGTGCTCTCGGATCATGTCCTCGGGCACCGGGTAGATGCGGCCACTTCCCAGCGTCGGGATACCCTTGGCGCGGGCCTCGCGCTCGTGCGGCGGGTAGCCGGCGATGATGGCCGCGCGCTGGGCCGGCGTGTAGTGCTCGGCGTCCTCGATGGTCATGACGGTGATATGCGTGCCAGGCACCTTCTCGATCAGGAAGCGCCGGACCACGTCCGACATGCCCAGCAGCGGCGTGAAGGTCAGCCAGACGATCCCTTGGGTGGCGTTGGTGCGGGTCAGGCCCTCGATGTAGATGTCCAGCGGCGGTTCTTCGTCGAACCACACGAAATTCAGCGTCTCGCCCTGCCAGCGCTCGCGGCCCTGGTCATAGGTCTTGATGGTCAGCCGGGACAGGCCTCCCGACACGTGGCGCACCACGATGGATTCCACGGCATCGGATACGCCGTGGCTGGCGCGCTTGATGCTGACGATGGCGTCCTTGGGGATTGCCCCGGTGCCCCACTCACCTGGCTTGCCCAGCAGCAGGCGCTGCACGGTGTCGCGCGTGCTCTGGCTGGTCAGCGATGCCGCCCATCCGGTGGTCGGCTGCTCGAACCTGACGCCGTCCCAGTCCTCGGGGTAGCGGCCGGTCAGGTGCATGGCGCACTCGAAGCTGCCGGCAACGGTCTTGCCCAGCTGGTTGCCGGCCATCAGCAGGCGCTCGCGCACCCCTTCATCGGCCCCGGCGTTGTGGAACTCGATCTGCTTGGCGTAGGGCCGGTAGTCGGCCAGCTTGTTGCCGTTGAGCTCGGCGATCACCTCCGCCAGCAGCGACTTCTTGAGCTCGGGCGGCAGCTGGTCCACCCAGGCCAGGTCAGGCCGACCCAAGCAGCTTCTCCCTGAGCGCGATCAGCGTCTCGCGGTCCACGCCCTCCAGCAGGGTCTTCTGCTTGTTGTCTTCCTTGAACAGGCCCAGGTGCTTCATGGCCTTGTCCAGGGCGGCGTTCTTGTCCGCCAGCCGGTACTTGAGCACGATGGAAGACGTGCGCTCCTTGCAGCCAGGATCCGGCGGATTGAGCTTGTCCTCGACGTCGATACCGGCAACAGCAGCCGCGGTGTCGTCGTCCAGCTCGTGCAGGGGCTTCGGGCGCCCGGTGTTGTCCAGCAGCTTGCGCGGGTCAAAGTAGGCCAGCCGGGCGACTTCACGCAGGGTACGCTCGGTCGTCAGCTCCATTTTCTGAGCCAGTTTCTGCGACCGTTCCCTGATCAAATGCGAAACATTCGCATCCGTTAACAGCCGCGAAGCCTGCTGTGCAGCTGCCTTGGGGGCAAAGCCTGCTGCGATGGCTGCCTGTTTGCCGTTGCCACCGTTGGAGATGTAGGCCTCGACGAACAGGCGCTTGCGCTGCTCTGCGGCTTCCTTGGAGGTTCCGGCCTTCGGCTTATTCTTCTTGGTGGCAGGCGCCTTCTTGGCAGTGGCCATGCTCAGGCCTCCACGGGCTCGGGGATCACTTCCCAGCCGGATTCCTCCAGCAACCAGAGGAAGAAGCCGCAGTCTGGGCATTTCGGATACCTGCCGTGACGATCCTTGGTTTTCAGCGCTGCTGAATGGGTTTGATCGGGCGTACCAGTTGAAGCATCACCGAGGTGACTGAATGCCTCGGACTGGCACCCCTTGTGGCGGAAGCGGATCACGATCAGGCCTTCTTGCCCTTCCCGGTGACGGCGGCTTTGGCGCGTTGCAGCAGGGTGGGCTTGGCGGTGGCGGTCTTCTTGGCGGCCGGCTTGGGGGCGGCGGCTTTGGGTTCTTGGGCCTGGGCCTGGGCGGCTGGCTGGGGATCGGAGTCCACCATGACCTTGCGGCTTTCGCCGTTGACGACCATGGTGACCTCGTGGCGGAGTTCTTGGCTCATGGGGTGGTTCCTTCTGGGTGTGGGGGGATCAGTGCTGGCTGCCCTGCGGGGCCACCGCGGCATCCAGGGGCTCGGGCAGGCCCATGGCGATGTTCTGGGCGCCCTGGGCCTGGGCGATGACGGCGGCGGCTTCTTCGCCAGTGAGTTCCCGGATCTCGCTGGCCGACTGCACGCTGCCGAGTTCCTGCAGGTACTGGAGGATCAGGTTGGCGCCCTGGTGGGCATTGCTGTCGACCTGGAATCCGCCTTCCAGGAACAGCGTGAGGGACATCTGGCCGTCTTCGTGGTCGTCCAGGGTAAGGATGGCCTTGGGCATTACATCGGCTCCCGGCGGCTGAAACCACTGTTGAACTCGGCGTCGCCCACGGCCTCGTCCGGCATGCCGCCGTCGTTGCGGTAGATCTCGAGCGCCATGGTCAGGGCTTCCTTGATGCTGCCGGCCGGCGCGTATTCGGCCGTCTCGGCCATGCCTTCCATGCCGTCACCCATGGGGGCGGCCGCTGCCTTGTCCACGCCCACGCTGAGCTGGCCGCCTTCGACCTTGATGCAGATCGTGTAGCTGCCCATGCCAGCGTCCGGCGGGGTTTCCTGGCCAGCCATGGTCGGCTGGGCCGGGGTGTCGGGGTTCATGGCGTCCATGGTTGGGTTCCTTCTCTCGGTTGGGGGG